TTAGAATATATAGCAAGACCACAAACCGCGGAAATATTTTTTGAAGATGTACTCATGTCATTAGTATTTTATGGCATGCCATTACTTGCAGAGAATAATAAACCAAGATTACTATATTACTTAAGGCGTAGAGGCTATAGAGGTTTTAGTATGAATAGACCTGATAGAACTTGGAATAAATTATCAACTGCAGAAAAAGAAGTTGGTGGTATACCAAACTCTAGCGAAGATATAAAACAAGCTCATGCCGCTGCTATTGAAATGTATATCAACGATCATGTTGGTCACATAGAAGATGGTAGATATGGGTCAATGTATTTTAACGATACATTAAACGATTGGGCAAAGTTTGATATAAATAGAAGAACAAAGTTTGATGCTTCTATAAGTTCTGGTTTAGCTATAATGGCTTGCAATAGACATTTGTACGCTCCTAACGTTAAAGTAGAAAGACAAAAAGTAAATATAAATATTGCTAGATATAAAAATGATGGTTATTCATCAACAATAATTAAAAATTAAATATGGCTGAATCAGTATATAAAAATTATTTTCCTAGTCAAGCTGTTAGCGACTTAGAAAAAATACTACCTGACTATGGTTTAAAAATAGCAAAAGCTATAGAAAAAGAGTGGTTTGAGTCAAACACTATGGGTAACAACTATTCTAGTAGTAGATATTATAATAATAAAAATACATTTCACAAGCTAAGATTATACGCAAGAGGCGAGCAAGGTATACAAAAGTATAAAGATGAGCTTTCTGTAAACGGTGATTTAAGCTATTTAAACTTAGACTGGAAGCCTGTACCTATCATACCTAAGTTTGTTGATATTGTAGTAAATGGTATGAGTGAAAGAGCTTTTGATGTAAAAGCACACTCGCAAGATCCTTACGGCGTACAAAAAAGAAC